GTTGGTATCGAAGTCGATGATGACTTTGAAGCACCAATGCCGGTCTTTATAAGCAGTTATTGATAAATACTATACTATGATAAACTTAAACGATATAGCAGAAGATCTTTTTAATAAAATACGTAGCCGTTATTCAAGCGTAACAATGGGCGACGATGCAGGTAAAGTGACTAACGATCCAGCGTTAGCACGTTTCATTGACTTTGAATATAAATCAAAATCAGAAACACTCGGACACGTTAATGTAAGTCTAAGCGAAGATGATGGTCTAGTAGTTTATTATAGTACAGAATTTGTAAGCGAAGAAAGTGACGAAGTACAAAAAGATTGGTACAACTTTCTTAGAGAACTTAGAATGTTTAGCAAGAAGCGTATGCTAAATTTTGATACTAGAGATATTACAAAATCAAATTTAGATAGAAGAGACTATCAATTCCTTGCAAAAAACTCCGGAGATGTAAATATGACCGAATCAAAGCTATATGGTACGCCTCGTACAAGCTACCAGGACTTAGAAGGTGCTAAACTTTTAGTAAAACATTCTAAACCAGTTAACTCAGAACTACCAGGTGGTAGATCAATGCATATTGAAAGTATATTCATTGAAAGTCCACAAGGCGAAAGATTTAAATATCCTGTTAAGCACTTGAACGGAGCAAGAGCTTTAGGTCGTCATATCGCTAACGGTGGTACACCATACGATGCATTTGGTAATCACATTGTTGAAATGAGTAAGGAACTAGGTCATTTAAGAAAGTTTAAAAATTATGTTTCTCGTTCTGAAACAATGTCAGAAGCAATGGGTAACATAACAGATCGTGTTGTTGAACGAATTGAACAAATTAAAAAGTCAGTACAACATCTACAAAGAGATTCTTATTACAAAGAAGCAGTTGAGTCATTTAAGGCACGTGAAATTTCCGAAGTTCCAGAAGATATTAGATCAGAATGGGTCGAAGCACTTACAGTAAAAAGTTTCAAAGAAGAATTACAAGATGTTTTTCCGTACTTGTATAATGTACTAGAAACACAAGAATTAAATCCAGAAGACTTGTTAGGTGAAGCACCTGTAGATGATCTTGAAGTAGGACTTCCTGCAGAAAGCTATACAGTACAACAAGGTGATACTCTTTACAGTATCTATATGAAGTTTAAAGATGCTAACTTCCAAGGTCATGGTAGAGACGAAGCACTACAAGCAATTATGGACGAAAATCCAGAAATTAAAGATCCATCACAAATACGCCCAGGCATGGAAATTAAAATGCCTTACTTTATGGGTTCAGGTCCAGACGGTGCAACTAGAGGTTTGCCACCAGGCGGCTTCCAAAAGTATGATCAAGAAATTGCAGACGCTCTAAATAATGTAACTAAAAAATTCGAAGTAGCAGAATCTAATGCTGTGTTTAGTGATGACGAAGGCGAAGCAGAAGATGCAATTAAAAAACTTCAATCATTGGTAGGCGATCATTTTCCTGCTGGTGTTGATGGTATGAATGCAATTGAAAGTCTACAAGGACTTATTGACGATCCGATGCTAACTAATATGTTTAAAAAAGTTGGACAAAAAGATTCAGACATGTGTGTACGTCCATTAGTACAAAAATATATCAAAGCAAAGAATCCTGCACTATTATCAAAACTTGATTTTGGTGACATGACAACAAAAGAAACTGATGTAACTGTAGGCAAAGATGGTGCATTGTCACTAGACGGTGAAGAAGAGCAAAAGACACCATTAGGCGAGTTCATATTATCATACTATGACAGACAAACAGGACAGTTTCCAAAAGGTGAAACAGCAGTACTAACAGCAGTAGAAAAAGACTATGGTAATAAATGTGTTCCTATGGCTCAAAAGTTTATTGAAGCAGTACATGCAAAATACGAGCAATTTACAAATGCACAACTGTCAATTGCAGAAAATCCAAAACAAAACGAAGAAATAAACAGAATTAAAGGTTTAGCAGGTTTAAAAGAGTCTGGAGAATTTCCAAAAATTAGAACCGATGTAAAAAAAAATATTGACGGACAACCACACATAGGTATTGAATACGCAAACGGCGATATGTGGATAGTTCCACAAGCAACAGACGGCAAACCTGTTTTTACTAACAAAAGCATTGAAAACAATAATTTACTAAAAAGACAACTTACTGCAAAAGGCGTAGGTTTTCCACTAAAGTATAACGGCCTTTATGACAAGCGTGACGGCAAGTGGATGCATCAAGATGAAGTAAATGCCTATGACGATAATGCAAACGATAATAGTTCATTTAATACAGCAGATGCACAAAACCTAAGAGATTTAGAAGCAGCAGGTGTTGACTTTGAAGCAGAGCTTGCTAAAGCACAAGCAGCAGGTAAGTACCCAGATCCACGTATTACTAGTCAAAGCGAATTTATGAATTATTTGATGCAACAAGCAGGTGTTAGGGATAATACTCCAACACAAGGTCAAATAAGCGGCTTTGGTCAAAACATGGATGACGATGGAAATACCTTTAAAGATACAAGCGAGTTTGTTAGAGGCAATACAAGTCAAGCATCACAGTCCCAACAAGATTCAGAAAATGATGATATGTTTGGTGGCGATGACGACATTGATAGAATGTTACGTAACGCAGGCGTATAAAGATAAATAGAATTGGATGAATAATCCATAAGTTTTTAAGTTTTTCTTTAAAAAAGACTTGACAAGCTATGTAGTAGAGTGTATATTATACACTGTGCTGCAATAAAAAGGCACAAAGCACATAGGCATAACATATAGGAGGCACAAACTATGGCATCATTAGCAGAAATCCGAGCAAAGCTCAAAGAACAAGAAAATCGCACTTCGAGTTCTTCTAACACACCCGGCGACAACGCCATTTACCCATTTTGGAATATTAAAGAAGGCGAGAGTGCAGTACTCCGTTTCCTTCCTGATGGTAACACAAGCAACGACTTTTTCTGGGCAGAACGCCTAATGATTAAGTTACCGTTTGCAGGTGTAAAAGGTCAAACTGACTCACGTCCAGTACAAGTACAAGTACCATGCATGGAAATGTATGGCGAAACATGTACTATTTTAAACGAAGTACGTGGTTGGTTTAAAGATCCAAGTCTAGAAGATATGGGTCGTAAGTACTGGAAGAAGCGTTCATATATCTTCCAAGGCTTTGTTACTGACAATCCACTTGCGGATGATACTAAACCGGAAAATCCAATCCGTAGGTTCATCATTGGACCACAAATCTTCCAAATCATTAAGCAGTCATTGCTTGATCCAGATATGGAAGAATTACCAACAGACTTTACTGGTGGTGTTGACTTCCGTCTTAATAAAACATCTAAAGGTGGCTATGCAGACTACGGCACAAGTAATTGGGCACGTAGAGAGCGTCCACTAGGCGATGCAGAAATGAACGCAGTTAATACACACGGATTGTTTAACTTGTCAGAGTTTCTTCCTAAAAAGCCTACTGAAGTTGAGCTTAAAGTAATGCAAGAAATGTTTGAAGCATCAGTAGATGGTGAAGCATATGATCCAGATCGTTGGGGTCAATACTTCCGTCCAGCTGGTATGGCTGCACGTACAGGTGATCCTAATACAGCATCATCAAATGGTACTGCAACATCAGGAACTGCTCCAGTAGCAACACCTGAACCAACACCAGCACCTGAGGCAGCACCTGCTCCAGTAGTTGAGGCAGCACCAGCACCAGCGGCTGAGGCAGCACCAGCAACTAGCGGTGACGCAAAAGACATTCTAGCAATGATTAGAGCACGTCAAGGACAGTAAACCAATATGACAGCTATTAACGAAACCGAAGTAGAGATTCACGGTTTACCTGTCAACACTTCAAAAGTTAATAGCTGTTGAGCTTTTTAGATAGGAAACATTATGGCAACTAAGGCATTTGACCCTTCAAAGTTTAGAAATACTTTGACAAAATCTATTTCAGGCATGAGTGCAGGATTTAACGATCCTACTGATTGGATTAGCACGGGTAACTACGCACTCAACTACCTTATTAGTGGTGACTGGAACAAAGGTATTCCACTAGGTAAGGTAAGTGTATTTGCAGGAGAGTCTGGTGCAGGTAAATCGTATATCTGTTCAGGCAACATTGTAAAATCAGCACAAGATCAAGGCATCTTTGTAGTACTAATTGACTCAGAGAACGCACTTGACGAAGCATGGCTACAAGCACTTAATGTAGATACGGCAGAAGATAAACTACTAAAACTTAATATGTCAATGATTGATGACGTAGCAAAGACTATTAGTACGTTTATGGCAGACTACAAAGCAATGAACGAAGAAGATCGTCCTAAGGTATTGTTTGTAGTTGACTCTCTAGGTATGTTGTTAACACCTACAGACGTTGACCAGTTTAACAAGGGTGATATGAAAGGTGATATGGGTCGTAAGCCTAAGGCACTAACATCACTTGTACGTAACACTGTAAACATGTTTGGTTCACACAATGTAGGACTTGTAGCAACTAATCACACTTACGCATCGCAAGATATGTTTGACCCAGATGATAAAATTTCAGGTGGTCAAGGCTTTATCTATGCATCATCTATTGTAGTTGCAATGAAGAAGTTGAAACTAAAAGAAGATGAAGACGGTAACAAGATTAGTGAAGTACGTGGTATTCG